GATCTGATAGCGTATGTTAAAGATGTCACCACCAGATGCATTTGGATCTCCGATAGGAAATACTTTGATCGCGCCTATGATATTTTCAGGCAAATCAAAATACATGTTAGTCTTGATAGTTTCAGTGATTTCTTGCTTTACATAAATTTTTTCTGTACCATCAAAATGATAGTCCCAGTAAAAACGTAGAGCTTGATCTATTCTGTCTTCGACTTGTGTGTCGTCGACATTAATTTCTATCACTGGCTTGCCAAGAGACCGGAGACAATACTCTTTAAAATCATCTCTCGTTGCTGGAACTGCCATTGGCTTTTACCCCGTCTTATTGATATTTTTATTTATCTAACTTACCTTTCTATAGACCTGTATATGTCACATCTATGCTATTAAATTTCTCAGAATCTGGTCTTCTGATAGTGATGGTTCTCGTGCCTGTCACTGTAGCTGTGATTGTCTTAGAAACATCACTGCTTGTCTTATGTCTTACATTGATTTCTGGTGTGTCTAGTATCGATACTTCTATTGCATCATCTTCATCAGGCAATATGATATTGATAGTTTTCAGTGATGCAGCTAACTTAATTTCGACCGCAGTCTCAGCTGAAATAGATGAAGTCTGTTGTATATTCGATTGAATAACTTTGACTGTACGTATACCAGAACCAGACAGTGCTGAATTACCAGTAACTGGCTGTGTCTTCAGTGTAATTACACGATCTGCTGTACCACTTAGACTTGATCCACCACTTACCGCAGCTGCTTGTACAGCTGTTATTTCACGCTCTGCTCCAGGCGCAGAAACTCTCGAATTATTTTGTGGTAATACACCGTCATTAGTTTGACTAATTGATCTTTTGACTGTACCCGATACAGAGGCGGTTGTTGTCAATGCACCATTAACAGTGACTACCGTTCTTTCTCCTACACCGACACTCGATCCACTGGTTGTAAGAGTACCAACGGCTGTTATCACACGTTCAACAACACCAGATACAGAAGAATTATTTTGTGGTAGTGCGCCTGATCCAGTCAATTCTCTTTCGACAGGAGGTACTGTAGATACAGTAGAATCTGTAGCAGTTAACGCACCATTATTTGTTTGTACTATTGTACGTAAACCAGTACCAGTAACTGTAGATACAGTTGTCAGAGAAACAGAACTCGTTACAGTGCGTATACCTGTTCCATTTACAGAAGCAGTAGTAGTGAGTGCGCCTGTAGCAAATTTGCCTCCGAGACCTTC